GGCTTGAGGGCTTACAAAAAGGATTTAGGCACGAGATAGAAGCAGCCAAGTACGGAAGGGAATTGACCCGAAGCAGCGACCACGCTAATATTAAAATCTATCAGTTATGACTATTGAAACTTTTAAATACATTGGGAGCGTACATCTGCTCCCCCACATATCCATCTCCTACGATTCAGCAATCTGTAACGGTTGTGTATCTATTGGGTGGCTATGGTGGGGAATTAGCTTTGTAAGCAAGACTGGGATGCACCTATGAAAAAACACACCAAACTCTATCTCAAAGAAATGGGCTACGATGAAACGGACTGGATTCCTTGCGAGGTATGCAACCGCCCAGCCGTAGACATCCACCACATAGAAGCTAGAGGTATGGGAGGCAGTAAAGAAGCTGACACAATAGAAAACCTAATGGCCCTTTGTAGGAATTGCCATATAACTTACGGAGATGTGAAGCATCATAAGGAGTGGCTACAACATATACACGAAATAAAGTTATCTAGAAGATGAAAGTAGAAATCAAAAAGGTTATACCTAACCCTAGCAACCCCCGAATTATCAAAGATGATAAATTCAAGAAGCTGGTAAAATCAATTAAAGAGTTCCCCGAAATGCTAGAGCTACGCCCTATTGTGGTGGATAGCAATATGGTAGTGCTTGGAGGGAATATGCGCCTTAAAGCTTGTATATCGGCTGGATTGACGGAAGTTCCCATTATAATAGCTGACCAGCTAACTGAAGAACAGAAGGCCGAGTTTATCATTAAAGACAATGTGGGCTTCGGAGAATGGGACTGGGACTTACTAGCTAATGAATGGGATACTGAGTCACTTACTGACTGGGGATTAGATTTGCCTATTCTTATGGATGAGCCATCTTATGATGAGCTAATAGGAGAGGATAAGGCTAAAGCCCCAACGATGAAAATTACTTTTGATAGCCCTGAACAATTACAAAAAGCCGAGATAGATATACAAGAGCTTTTAGACCGAAAATATCAAGGGGCTTATTTTTCCGTAAGTGCTGGAGAGATATGAGACTAGAGAAAGCATCTAGAAAAGCAGTAGATTATGCACTAATGAATTTTCATTATGCTAAAACGATTGCCCCCCGTGCCCATGATAATGCCTATTCGGTCTTTAATTCTAAAGGGGAATGGTGTGGCGTTATATGTTTTGGGATGGGGGCTTCCCCTCAAATTGGTATGCCCTACGGATTAAAGCAAGGCGAAGCCGTTGAGTTAATTAGGGTAGCCCTCAATGGAAAACAAGAGATAACCTCAAAAGTCGTAGCCTTAGGCTTGAAGCTACTAAAAAAACATAGCCCACTGGTTAAGCTTGTAGTTTCCTATGCCGATAAAGCTCAAAATCATACGGGTACGATTTATCAAGCAACGAACTGGTATTATGTGGGAGACCTAGAGTCTTCAGGGGTAGAGTTTTTTGTGAATGGTAAATGGAGACACTCAAAAGCTATCAAGCCACATATTCAAAAGGTCTCCCCAAAAAGAAAGAAGTCAGGAAAGAGTAAGTATATCTATCCCCTAGATAGCTCTTTAATCAATATGTGTAAGGAACTATCTAAGCCATACCCCAAAAAAGAAACCCCGACAAGCGGGGCTACTTTGAGCGAGGAGGTCGGCTTGAACGCCACTTCTTGATTGGAATATCAAGCGTGCAACCTTTACACTATCCTCGCAAGACAAATATAAGATAATATGCCGAACAAAGCTGAACATACTAAAAAAGCATTGCTGGAAGCTTTAGAGAAATCTCTAGGGGTGGTAACTACTGCTTGTAAAAAAGCTGGGATAGGTAGAACTACCTTTTATGAGTATTATAAAAATGACCCTGAATTTAAGCTGGCAGTAGATGAGCTGCAAGATGTAGCCCTAGACTTTGCAGAGAGCCAACTGCACAAACAAATAGGAGAGGGCAACTCTACCGCGACTATCTTCTACCTGAAGACTAAAGGCAAGAAGAGGGGTTATGTGGAACGCCAAGAGGTTCAGAAGGTGGGCGATAAGGTGTTTCAGATTGAGATATTAGATGACGAAGATTCAGACGAATAAAGTCTTTAAGCACCTTCAAAGGAGCGATAAAAGGATTACCATAGAGCAAGGGGGTACTCGCTCAGGTAAGACCTATAATATCTTGATGTGGATAATTTTTGAATATAGCTACAAGGAGTCGGATAAGGTTATTACAATATGCCGTAAGACCTTCCCCTCGCTTAGGGCCTCAGTGATGAGGGACTTTTTTGATATTCTGAGAATCCAAGATATTTATTATGAAGAGATGCACAACAAGTCAAGCCATGAGTATTACCTCAATGGAAACCTTGTGGAGTTTATCTCTCTAGACCAGCCCCAAAAAATTAGAGGTAGAAAGCGTAACCTACTTTTTATCAATGAGGCCAACGAACTATTTTTTGAGGACTGGCAGCAGCTCGTTTTTAGAACGGATGGCAAGATTATACTGGACTATAACCCCTCTGATTCTTTCCACTGGATTTATGACAAAGTAATTACTAGGGACGATGCTGACTTTTACCAAACCACTTACAAGGACAATAAATTTCTAGACCCAGTAATTAGGGAAGAGATTGAAAGATTGAGGGACACGGATGAGGACTATTGGCGTATCTATGGCTTGGGGGAGAGGGGTAGCAGCAGAGCTACGATTTTCCAATTTAGTGTAGCTGATGAGCCGAAGGGTCAGGTGGTAGCCTATGGGCTTGACTTTGGTTTTACCAATGACCCCACTGCTATCGTTAAGGTCTACAAGGAGGGGGATAATCTATACCTCCAAGAGCTGCTATACCATACGAACCTAACTAATGCAGACATAAGCCAAAAAATTTCTGAGATGGGGCTTACCCGATATGATGAGATTTGGGCAGACTCAGCAGAACCCAAGAGTATTGAAGAGCTACACCGCATGGGCTGGAATATCAAACCCACTGCAAAGGGTGCGGACTCGGTAATGGCTGGGATAGACATACTCAAAAGGCACAAGCTCCATATTGTGAAAGGAAGCCCAAACCTTGTAAAGGAGTTTCAAAACTACAAATGGCAAGAGGATAAAAATGGAAACTTGATTAACCGCCCCGTTGATGCTTTTAACCATTTGGTAGATGCAATACGATATGCTACCTTTAACCGACTTTCTAGACCCAACTACGGAAGGTATGCTAATACGATAAGCCGTGCTGCGCTATTAGTGAGTTTTGGTTGAACATTCTGCACGGCTGAGCCATCTCTTTTTAGGGGTGGCTCTTTTTTTGCTGGAAATCGGTACATTTATAACAATGAAACTGCTAGAACTACTTGCCACCAAACATAAGGACTGGGTTAAAATGGTCAAGAGCTTTGGCTGCCCTGAAGCCATAGCCGAAGACTTTGTACAAGAGATGTACCTACGGCTAGATAGGTATTCAATAGACCCTGAGAAAATAATGTACAAGGATGAGGTAAATACCTTCTTTGTCTATGTGACTCTTAGAAACCTATGGGTAGACTATACCAAAGCCAAAAAGAGAATAGAGTTTTTTAACCAAGCCCCCAAAGACACCTACGGAGAACACTACCCCAGCCAAGAGGAAGAGATGCAAGAGCTAGTAGAAGAGATTTGGAAAGAGGTAAAGAGCTGGCACTGGTATGATGAAAAGCTTTTTAGCATCTATGTACAAACCGAGATGAGTATGAGGGACTTGTCTAAGGAAACCAAAATATCCCTCCGTTCAATTTTTAACACTATCAAAAATGGAAAAGAAAGAATCCAAACAAACTGCAAAGAAGCCTACGACTCGTACAAGGAAGCGGGCGAAAGGGCTTGGTGATACCATTGAGCAAATCACCACTGCTACGGGAATCAAAGCTGCGGTAGATTGGTTTGCTGAAGCTACGGGTATTGACTGCGGTTGTGAGGCTAGAAAGGAAAAGCTAAACAAGCTGCTTCAGTATAGCCGAGTAGAATGCCTAGAGAAAAGCGAATATGACTGGCTCACCACTTACTACGCTACTGCTACCAAGAGCTTGACCCCAGAGGCCCAAGACCAAATAGCTACTATCCATGCTCGCATTTTTAATCACAAGCTATGGAAGCCTTGTACTTGCTCCCCTAAACGCTGGCAGCAAATGATTGATGAGCTTAAAAAGGTGTGGCTGGAATACGAACCACAAAACTAGAGTTATTTAGTCGTGAAAGTTAAGGTAAACATACCCGAATCGTTAGAAGAGATTACTCTAGGCCAGTACCAAAAGTGGCTGACTATAGAGGGGGACGAAGAGTTCCGCACTCTCAAGCTTATTGAGATTATGTGTGGGATTACCCTTAAAGAGGTCTCTATGCTGAAGGTCACTGCTATTACGGAGATAGCCTCCCACTTGGGGGCAATTATTTCAGATAGCCCCAGCTTCAAGAATCGTGTGAAGCTCAATGGCAAGGAGTATGGATTTATTCCTAGCCTTGACGATATAAGCTTAGGCGAGTACACGGACATAGAGGACAATATGGGTGACTGGGCCAATATGCACAAAGTGATGGCGGTAATGTACCGACCCGTCACAAATAAGTTTGGGCAGCTCTATAACATTGAAGACTACGAAGGCACTGCCAAGTATTCGGATAGCATGAAGAGCTTGCCCTTGAGTGTGGTATTTGGTGCAGTAAATTTTATTTACCGTTTAGGAACGGAATTGTGCAAGGCTACCCTAGTATCTATGCAGAGGGAGATGAAGTCGGAAGCGACCTCTCTGCAATGGGGGGATTTTCTAAACGGTGGGGGTGGTATCACCTCTTCTACGCACTTGCCAACGGAGATGCTACTCGGTTTGAAGAGATTAGCAAACTTAACCTCTCTTTCGCTTTCACTCACGCCACCTATGAAAAAGAGAAAAGTGATATTGAACGCCAGCAACTAGAAAAAGCAACTCGTAAGCAATGAGAAATTTATACCTAGTCCTTGAAAAGGTCAACACATACCTGAGTAACCACCAGCTAATTAGCTCGGTTACCTTTGGGGATATTTTTGATGTAGACCTAAAGAAGCAGAGCATCTTCCCCCTTGCTCATGTCATTGTGAACGATGCCACCTTTCAGGGGTCTAGCCTTAACACGATTTCATTTAACCTGAGCATTTTGGTAATGGATATCGTAGATGAAAGCAAGGGAGACATACGGGACGAGGTAGACCCATTCTACGGAATGGACAATACGCAAGATGTGCTGAATAGCACCCTAGTAGTCCTCAATGGCTTAGCTCAAGAGCTTGTAAAGGGGCAGCTCAATACTGACCTCTATCAAATCCAAGATGCCAGCTCAATCACTTGCTCACCATTCTTAGACCGCTTTGAGAATAAGCTGGCTGGGTGGAATATGAGCGTAGAGATTCAAACCGCTAACACGGAAATTTCAGTATGCTAAAGCTGGATAATATAAAAATGGCTCTAGAGAAAGCAGCTAGAGAGGTGGTGCGCCAAGCTAAATTGAACTTGGGGGCTACGCAGACTATTATCCAAAATGACGGCAAGGCTAGGCGCAAGCGCATAGATGCCAGTGGCAACCTTAGAAATAGCCTTAGGATTAGCGAAATTGAGAATGTCAAAGGAGAGTTTACCATAGGCATTTTGATGGACTACTACGGCAAGTTTGTAGACAAGGGCGTTAGTGGTACGCAATTCCAAACACCTGAGGAAAGCCCCTACTCGTTTAAGAGTGAAGGAGTCAGTGCAGAGATGCAATACTCTATTTTTCAGTGGATGCGTACAAAGCGTATTCGCCTTCGGGATGTGGGTAAATTTAAAAAGGGGGGCATTACCTCAAAAAGCTACGAGAGCTTGGCCTATGTGATTGCTAGAAGCGTAAAGCGGAAGGGTATTAACCAAACGCATTTTATCACTAACCCATTTAATTTAATGGATGCCCAGCTTCCTGAGAAACTACAAGAGGCTTTGTCCCTTGACATAGAAAACTATTTAGCATCGCTTAACCAAGTGAAATAATGAGTACACCATCCATTAGCCGTCCCACATCTTTGAAGATGTCGCGTAGCCCAATCTTTTACACGGGCAAGAATAACACGCTCACAAATGATGACTTGACCTATATGAGCCTCAACCTAAAGATTTGGGCGGGTGCTTTGTCAAGTCCCCCCGCAGCAAATAACTATGCGTTGAGCAAGACCTACTCCATTGACGAGGTAATTAACTTTGAGGTATCGGACTTGGTACGCTCCGAGTTCTCTCACGACTTTGATATCTATACGGAAACGGGATTTACTCAATCACCCTATGGTGAGGTATTGTGGGTCAATGCTACGGGCGCTTGGACTTACTCCGATAATGGTGCAGCCCCTACAACCGCCCCCCATACAACGGGAACTGCTAATGCCTTCCTAACTACAAAAGGATGGACAAGCTGGAACAACCTACACAATGACCAATACAATACAACCCTCTTGGCGGTAGCCCGTAAGCGGTATGTCAAGTCGGGAAACTACGAGGTGCTGGGTGTCTACAACAACGCCACTAATTTGATTGCCAAAGCAACAATCTTATGGAATGACAATAGCGAGGCAGATATCACCAAGACACTAACCTTTTCAAACTATACGCAAGACGCGGTGGTCTATATAGGTGTAGGCCCTCAAAACATTGAGGACAATGGATTGCTTCCCGCAAGTGTCAAGCCCTCACAACATACTGATGGGGACTATTATGACATTATCCTAAAGAATAGCGCGGGAGCAGCAATCAGCACCATCCGATACGAACTCACTTGCGAACCCAAATACACTCCCTACCAAGTAGCCTTCATCAACCGCTATGGGGTGGCTGACTTCATTACATTCTTTAAGGCAAGTACCGAGCAAGGCAACTTCACCTCCGAGAGCTACAAGCGAAGCATTTACCAAGATGGATTCACCGCTGCCTCCACACAAGTAGGACAAAGCCAGTCGTTCAACACCAATAGCCGAAACACTATCACAATGAATACTGGATGGGTAGAAGAGGCGTATGCCGATGTGGTAGAGGATATTCTTATGAGCGACACCATTGCCGTACTCTTGGATGGTAGTTGGGTGTCGGTACAACCGCAACGCGGAAATGTAGATTACTACAAGGAGGTCAATCAAAAAATCATTAACTACACGATGACCTTTGACATTGCCTTTAACGAGCGAACCCTCACCCGATGAACCAAGTAGACATCTACATTGGCGATTATCGCCTTGACCTATTCCAAGACGAGGAAATTAGCATCAACCTCAATGTGCAGAATATCCAAGACATCTCAAAGGTGTTTACGGACTTCACGCAGTCGTTTACAGTTCCCGCAAGCGATTGGAATAATGAGGTATTAAAGCAATACTACCGCACGGATGTAGATGGCTCACAAATCACCAAGCGCAATGTCGTAGATAATTCAGCTGCCGTTATGGGTTTGCTTGGTTATGTACCCGATACCATTACCGAAACAACGGCAACAAACTCTTTTGACTTTCGCCTTCGTCAGACGGCAAGGATAGAAATCAATAGCCTCCCTTTCCG